ATGCTATCAACCCAATATCGTCTGAGATTGGAATCAATCTGTAAAGACATTGCCTCTGGCACAGAAGTAAGTATGAGCGATATGATATGGGCACAGAAATTATCAAAAGCAAATACCTCAGCGAGAGGTATGCTAAACAGGGCTCGCAGGATGGCAACTAATCCTGACGAGTCTTTTCTTAATTCTCTTGATATAGGTGACCCCGATCAAGAGAATCACCGTAGGGGTTTCTATAAACCAGAAGATGTGGTAGAATGGTTTCATCAAGAACGTTCCGACGACTGGAGGCAACGTGACTAAAATTTATGTCAGTATGGGTATTGCATGGATAGCATGGTGTGCAGTACCTGTTTTCTCACAGGAGAAAACGGATTTCATTAATAACTGGGATACAGTTAACGACTTCGCATATAGTCTTATTCATCAAATGGAAAAAGACAAAAGAGAAGCGGATAGAGTACCTATTGATGAGATGCTAAATAGTGCACTACTGGAGTTTGAATATGGGAGCAATGACCCCACCGAGCAGAAAGAGCTGCTACAATTTCCGAGTTACGGAAGTGAACAGAGTTTTGGATGGAGATACAATTGATGTCACCATTGATCTAGGATTTGATCTGTTCAAAAAGGAAAGAGTTCGTGTGGCTGGGGTAGACACTCCTGAGAAAAGAACTAGAAATTTAGAAGAAAAGGCACTAGGAATTGATGCAACAAACTGGCTTAAACAAAAATTGGAAGATGTTCTGGCTGGCGATGACGAGCTCATTGTTCGTACTGAGCTTCACGGTGGTGTTGGGAAGTACGGTAGGCTTCTGGGTTGGTTATACATTGGGGACTCAACAGAGTCGCTCAATGAGCAAATGATTACCGAAGGATATGCTCACGCATATGATGGAGGTACAAAAGACATGAACCTAGAAGCACTACGTGAGATTCGTAGATCATTCGGTACACTAAACGAGGGTTAAGATTATGTTTTCAGTATTAAATGTAGTAGAAGCATGGAATGAGATCTCATGGGCAGATGCTATTCCATTCACTCTAGTATTAATAGGTCTTTACTGGGTTAAAGTAAAGATAGATTCCAACGTTGGTCTAGGTAAAAAAGGTAAACAACTCAAGAGAATTATCAAAGAGGCAATAGAAGAAACCAAATGAAAATGGTAAAGCGAGAGCAGGTCATTATCTTAGATGATCTGTTCACCGAACGCGAAGTGCAACAAATGGAAGAATACTTCATTCACTTTGACGGTTGGCAACTTATATTTGATGATCCATCACAAGATTTAAGTAGTTACTCTTTAGGTAAGGTTATAGACCAACCTAACTGGGGTAGATTTGAGACATGGTGTGCTCAAATATTTCAGGAAAGATCTGGTATACCAGTGCCACCTTTCCATAGAGTAGTATATAACTGCTTTCGTTTTGGTGATTCTCCTAACCTACATATAGATGGGGAGTCCGAAGAATCTTTAAGTTTCATGGTCTATCCTATAAGCGAGTGGAATGAATCATGGGGATCAGAAACAGTATTCATTAGAGATGGTGAAGTAACTGATGCAGTGGTTCCTAAACCTGGAAGAGTTGTAGTATTCCCAGGCTCTATACCACATGGTGCTAAAGCACCTAATCGTCAACATGGTGGTGTCGCAAGATTTAGTGCAGTGTTTCAATTTACACCAGGGCAAGAAGAAGAGATGCTGACACATGCCCAACAAGAACCGCCAAACGATAGACCTTTTCCTTTAAGCTAATGGCAACTGCTGCTACCGATATTTACTTAGGTAATCCTAATCTAAAGCGATCTAATGTCGCTCAAGATTTTACGAAGGAGCAGGTACAGGAGTATATTAAGTGTTCACGGAATCCTGCATACTTCATTAGGGAGTATGTCCAAATTGTTTCTCTTGATGAAGGATTAGTTCCTTTTGACATGTATCCTTTCCAAGAGGAAATGGTGAACAAGTTTCATGAAAATAGATTCAACATTGCAAAATTACCCAGGCAATCTGGGAAGTCCACTATTGTTACGAGTTACCTTCTATGGTACGTATTATTTAATGAAGAAGTTAACGTCGCGATCCTTGCCAACAAAGCGGCCACGTCGCGGGAAATGTTGGGGAGGTTACAGAAATCGTACGAACACTTACCGAAATGGTTACAACAAGGGGTCGTAAACTGGAACAGAGGTAGTCTGGAACTAGAGAATGGTTCTAAGATCATGGCAGCATCTACATCTAGTAGTGCTGTTCGTGGTATGTCATTCAACGTTATATTCCTAGATGAGTTCGCATTCGTTCCTACACATATAGCAGATGAGTTCTTCTCCTCTGTATATCCTACTATATCTTCTGGTCAAAAAACCAAGGTCATAATCATATCCACACCCCATGGTATGAATATGTTCTACAAGTTATGGCATGATTCGGAACGCGGAAAAAATGAATATGTAAATACTGAAGTACACTGGTCTGAGATTCCTGGTAGAGATGCTAAGTGGAAAGAGCAGACAATTAGAAACACATCAGAACAACAGTTCAAAGTTGAGTTTGAGTGTGAGTTCTTAGGATCTGTTGATACTCTCATCTCACCAAGTAAGTTAAAAGTTTTAGCATATGATGATCCTGTTAAGACTAGTGCGGGATTAGATGTATACAAAGAAGTGGAGAAAGATCATCAGTATGTAATTGCAGTTGATGTGGCGAGAGGTGTTGCAGGAGATTATTCTGCGTTCGTAATTATAGACACTACTACTTTCCCATATACACTGGTAGGTAAGTATAGAAACAATACTATTAAAGCCCTAATGTTCCCAAACATTGTGGTTCAGGCAGCTAATAATTACAACCATGCATACGTTTTAGTAGAAGTAAATGATGTTGGAGGACAAGTTGCAGACATCATTCATTATGATTTGGAGTATGATAATCTGTTAATGGCATCTATGAGAGGTAGGGCAGGGCAAGTTGTAGGTCAAGGATTCTCAGGAACTAAAGTTCAGATGGGAGTTAAGATGAGTACCACTGTTAAATCAATTGGGTGCTCTAATTTAAAAGCATTAATAGAAGAAGATAAACTCTTACTTGCTGATTATGATATCATATCTGAGCTGACTACATTCATTCAAAAAGGTAAATCATTCCAAGCAGAAGAGGGTTGCAACGATGACCTGGCAATGTGTTTGGTGATATTTGGGTGGTTAGCATTACAACCTTATTTCAGAGAAATGAATGATAATGATGTACGTCAAAAGATCTATGAAGATCAACGTGATGCTATAGAACAAGACATGGCACCATTCGGATTTATTAACGATGGAACTGCGGAAGATACGTTCGTTGATGCGGATGGAGATGTCTGGCATACAGACGAATACGGAGATCGTGCGTATATGTGGGAGTATCGTTGATTCTCAGTAGTTGAAATTTATAAATATTTCTAGAAAACTGATATAGTATTCTTTAGGAGAAGATCACATGGCAGCGTCACAATTATCGCCAGGTGTCGTTATTAGGGAGCGCGACTTCACTACCGTTAGCACAGTATCACTGGCTAATATTGGTGCGATTGCTGCACCATTTGAAAGAGGTCCAGTAGAGCAGATCGTTGATGTAAACAACGAAAGAACTCTCATCTCAACCTTCGGCAAACCAAATGAGAGCAACTACGAGTATTGGTTCACAGCCGCTCAATTCTTGAGCTACGGTGGAACACTTAAAACTATTCGTGCAGATGCAACAAACCTTAAAAATGCGGTAAGCAATGGTGCTGCTGTAAAGATTAAGAATTTACAAAACTACGAGACAACTTACGAGACAGGACAAACTAACACTTGGAGATTTGGAACTACAACTCCTGGTGCATATGGTAACTCTCTAAGAGTCTTCATAACAGATGCTGGTGCAGACCAGATCGCAACTATTACAGCTCCTAATTCAGGTAACGAATTTGAATTCGTTAAAGGAGACCCTCTTGTAAACGGTGGTACTTCAGGTAAAGTATTCCGTTATGTTGTTAAACTACAAATTGAAACTGATGTCACAGGTGAATTTACTCCTAAAGTACATGGTGCATGGACACAAGGTACATACTACAGTCAGTACGCTAGAGTTTCAAACGGTGGTAATTCATACGTAGCAACTAATTCAGGTACAGCAGGTGCTTCTGCTCCTACACACACTTCAGGTGAAACAACTGATGGTGCTGTTATTTGGGCATACGAAGGATCAGTCACTGCTTCAACAATTGAAATTAGTGGATCTCCTCAAACAGTTGATATTCTTTCATGGAATAGTGTAGACAGAATTGCTGAGATTGCAATCCCTGCTGCTGGTATAACTGGTATCATTGATAATACAATGGTATTAACACAAGGTACTGTAACAGGTTCTATTGATACTGTTACTCGCGAACTACAAATTGTTCTTGATAAGAACTCAGGTGCATTCGCTGCAACTAATACAGTTTCTGATGACAACTCTGCTACTGCTACTATCAGTGCAGTAAGAGAAGAGTATCCAGAGCGTGAGTATCTACCTGGCAAAAAGTGGATCTCATTCGCTTCTAGACCTGG